ATAAATAACATACACGCTATAGAGAGGACTCTTTACTCTGAGTACCTTGGTCTTGCTGGTAGAGTGGATTGCATAGCGGAGTATGAAGGAGAGTTAGCAGTCATAGATTTTAAGACGTCAAGTAAGATTAAACCAGAGAAATGGCTTGAGAATTATTTTGTGCAGGAGATGTTCTATGCTGCTGCCTACTATGAGTTAACTGATATACCAGTTACTAAGTTAATCACCATCATGGTAACTCCTAATGGTGAGGTAAAGGTATTTGACAAAAGGAATAAAGAGGACTATATTAAACTACTAGTGAAGTATATAAAAGAGTTTGTATCTAACCACACTGGGACTAAAATTGATGGACAATGAATTAGAAAAGGTATTAGAGAAGAAATTCTTCTGTCCTTCAAGGTTTGCTCAAGCAATTGAGCAACTTGTTTTGGATAATAAAAACATGAATTACATTGATGCTATTGTTCATTTCTGTGATCAGAANAGTATAGANTTAGAATCAGTTCCTAAACTTATTCCTAAACCATTGAAGGAAAAGATTAAGTATGAAGCACAGGAACTTAACTTTTTAAAGAGAACATCTAGAGCAAAACTTATTTTTTAATGATGCCATTTGAATGCTACAAGACCTATGTTGCCTTGAAGACTCATTTTACTAAAGATTCATATGATTATATTCAGTATAGATCTCAGAGGATTAAGGCAAAGAAAGAAAGTTTTTATCGAGATGGAAAGAAAAGAAAACCTANAAAGGATAGATTTTGGTTTGAGAGAATGGTAAGACAATATCCAGATAAGGATATTGTTAACTTCTTTGTTGCTAATTTTGTAGCAGGAACAGACCCTGCTAATGTTTACATGCCTACTATCGTTAAGTCTGGAGAGAAAACATTTAACGAGTGGCAGAAGAGAATGCAATCCTTGTCATATTTTTTTAAGAATGAGGTGGGTGATTTATTAGATGGTAAAAAATTTGATGATGTATTTGATTGCGCAAAAGGACATCCTCCTATTTTAAAGAGTCACCTAGCAGGTAAGACATCTCTAGAGACTATGATTATATGTGATAGGATATTAGGATACAGAGTTAACTTTGATAAAAAAATAGATGATGTAGTATGGAAAAGTATAAGTATGAAGATGAGAAAGTATGCTCCCTTCATAAATATAGACGTATTCCATTACAAAAAAATCCTTAAAGGGGTGGTACTTGACACTGCAAGGTGATTCAAGTATAGTGGATACACACAAGCCAAATCTCAACAAATACGAGGTAATCTAAATGTCTTTTGACAAACTGAAAAAGCAATCCAAACTTGGTTCTCTTACTGACAGACTAGTAAAAGAAGTAGAGAAGATGAACTCATCTTCTGGTGGAGCAGATGAAAGATTCTGGAAAGCAGAACTGGACAAGACTGGCGTTGGGTCAGCAGTTGTTCGTTTCCTTCCAGCACCTGATGGAGAAGAACTCCCTTGGGTAAAGGTCTACTCACATGCATTCCAAGGACCAGGTGGATGGTTTATTGAAAACTCTTTGACCACAAATGGTGGCAAAGATCCTGTATCTGACTACAATCGTCAGTTATGGAACAGTGGTAATGATGCTGATAAGGATACAGTACGTAAGCAGAAGCGCAAGCTATCTTATTACTCCAACGTTTATGTTGTAAAAGATCCTCTTCATCCAGAGAATGAGGGGAGAGTATTCTTGTTTAAGTATGGTAAGAAAATATTTGATAAGGTTCTGGAAGCAATGCAACCAGAGTTTGATGATGAAACTCCAATCAATCCTTTTGANTTCTGGCANGGTGCAAACTTTAAGCTGAAGATCGTTAAGAAGGATGGGTTCTGGAACTATGATAAGTCTGAGTTTGATAAGGTAGTACCTTTACTAGATGATGATGATGCATTAGAAGCATTGTGGAAGAAGCAGTATTCTCTATCTGCTATTACCGCACCAGATCAGTTTAAGTCATATGAAGATTTGGAGAGACGTCTGAAGACTGTCTTGGGACAGAAACCTGTCCAAGCTCCTAGACTAGATGAGGAAGTTGCTAATGAGGAATTACCTCCAAGACCTGAAGAACAGGTCGCAGCAACTGTAGCAGCTGCTAGGTCAGATGAGGATGATGCTCTTAGTTACTTTCAAAAGTTAGCTGATAGTTGAAATATAATCAGATCTGCTTGACCCTTCTGGTCATAGCAGCATACATTAATCTATTTAAATAGGTTACTGATACAGTCTAATATTTTCTCCTTTCTTTAAGGTGTTGCTTACATATTGAGCAGCACCTTTTTTATATGGCATGAAATCATCTAGGTCATTAAATATTACATTTAAATATTCAGATTTCAATAAGAATATATTTCTTTTATCATCTTCTTTGTCTATTTCATACTGATAGTTTGTGACTGTTTGAGTCATGTTAGCTGCTGGAATAGTATGATAAGAATTATTATCATAGTATTCATAGTAGTATGCATTTCCAGTTCCTACATTACCTTCCACTGTAAAGGTAACTTGTTCTGTTCCTAGTATTTCTGGTTGCTTAACTTCTGGTATGGATGGTAGAACATATGTAAATCTTATAACTACATCTCCAACTTTAAGTACAGAAGTAACAGGGAATCTTCCATTATATACTTCATTAACTCCTTGGATTAAAACTTCACTATCAACAGTTAGATCTTTGATACCATTATACATGGTGACAGTTGCTATCTTAGAATCAGTTCCTGATATCTGATTAATTTTAGTGTTGATTGCTTGGATATAGTTTCCATTAGTCCTCCACTTATTAGGAGTTTCTAATCCTCCTGGTAATATAATACCACCCTTAGAGTTTTTAATTTCTACAGTTTCNTAGTGATGGATACCAGAATGTAATTCTTCATATGTTCCATACTTTTCAAGAAGAACCTCATCCAATGATGACTGAGGTAGTGGCCATTCAGATTGTATGTTCTGTATATTATTTGATAAAAGAACTATCCAGTCTAGAGCTGAGTCATTATATTCTCTGAAGGCAACATTATCTGGTCTATCATCCCCAATAATTTTATACTTATTGAAGAAGTTTATATTGCCAAAGATATCAGGACGAATCCTTCCTCTTTTAAATAAATTTTTAACAGTAATGAAGTTGGAAATATCTGTATTTCCTTTAGTCCTATTGACATATTCAAAGTTTGGTACTTGTCTGAAGTAAGAATTTGTCATTGTTAGAATCCCATGTCGTTGCTGCTTTCATCAATATCACTTTCATATATTGGATTCAATTCTCCAAAGGTCATGTTGATTGTGTAACTAGTCATAGAACCATCATCATAAGTCATGTATGATCCATCAGGTGCATACTGAACAGTGAAATTTTGAAGAGCACAAGTTTTAATTTTGTTTAGGAATGGGTGTTCANGTCCACCTTTAAAATAGTATTTTAATTTGAATACATGAGGTGATTCTAAAAATAATTTACCTCCTTTTCTTCTAGGAGCCATTGCTTTCTTGAACATTTTAATAATACTTCTAACCATTCTTGCTTCTGCATCTTCTCTTGGTGTAAACCTAAATGAATAAGCAAATGATCTTAGATTAGGACCAGTGAACAATAGTTCTAGGTTAGGATTCATTACCTTACCAGTAGCACGTGTAAAGACATTCTTTCCTACTGCTTGTCCTGCAAAGTAAGCAGCAACATCACCACTATTTACACCACCTATAGTATCAAAAGCTTCTTTAGAACCACTCATTAAACCTTTAAATGCTTCTCCCATTCCTTCACCAGCACCAGCAACTGTTTTACCTGCTATGTTTGCTGCTGCAGCTTCAAGTGCATTGAGAGTATCTCCACCCCAACTAACACTATTGCTTTCTTGTAGTCCTGAAGCTTCCATAGGAAGGAAGACTGTGTGATTACCTGATTTTCTTTGTAATCCTTTAGTTTCATAGTCTCCAGTGAGATCATTACCACCAGCACTAGTGAACCCTCTAGGTTTATATTCATAGGCACATACTTTTAAGTAATCATAATCTTTCTTATCTTCATTGAGTGGATATCTAAGAGTAGTTCCTCCTCTATTTAAAGTTGATCGTCCATTAGCATCTTTATTATCAGTGAATGTTGCAGAAATATCTGAAGTTTCTGGTGAGACAAAACTTATGTTAGAAGAATTTTTTCCTACTGCTTTCTTGAATACTTCTTTATATGTTTTATCAGTTAGTGCTTTAGCCATCCATTCATCACTTGCTCCTAACTTACCTAGAAAGTCAGAACCAAATTTTAAATTATATATTTTTGCATAATCTATTTCATCTAATACACTATTATAATAACTTCCAGCAACTTCCTTCTCTGTTTGAGTAAGAGCTGCTCCTGTAGGAGTTCTTACTACAGTAGCAGTAGTATCATCTGTCTTGGTAACAAAAGATTTACCATCTATTAAAAATTGTGAGCTAGTGACAGACATTAATATCTTTTTAGTTATTTAGTCTTAAAGTTTGCATAAGAAAGTGAACGCATATATTCTATCTCATCATTCTGTATCACATGTAGTCTTCCTACTATCTCATTCCATGTATAGTTCCTTGATGTACCCCAGTGGAAGTTAAGTCCTTGGAATCCCCACCTATCCACAAAGGTAACAGCAACTAGAGGGAACTCATCAAATACACCAGGAGTTTTAGCATTATATACAAAGGTATAATAGTT